GTTAAGTTGTTCTATAAAAGCCACTAACCTGTAAACCTGTTGTATTAGTGAAGTTTGAGTCTGTAATCTGTGAATAAGTGCTTGATACTACTTGATATGCATCACAGTAAGTAGAACCAACAGACGCACGAACCATTAACATTCCTGTTATTGATGCCATATCTGCTAAAAACGAAGAAGCAGGTACATAATTTTCATTACCAACAACTACAAACGGTAAGCCTGTAATTAAAAACCCCCCTGTTGATGAGCCTTTACTAGTAAGTTCTACATGAATGTAGTAATAAACAACATTTCCTATTTTTGTATATTGCCCTACTCGTCTTGTTGCAGAATAAGTTATTCCTGTTGAACCACCGCCAAATGTAAAAGAAGGAGTAAAAGTCCCCTCCTCATAATCATCTAGCGTGTTTGCGTTGGATGATGCTGATTGAGTTGCGGGGAATGTGATGCCAATTCCATCTGCGGTAGTTGTGCCACCCGCAAGGACAAATGCGCCAGTCGTATTAAATCTGGCTCTTTCTGTGGTGTTTGTGTAAAAAATGAGGGACTGTGTTGAGTATGTGTAAAGACTAAAATCAGACGCTGTTGACCAGATTGCTCCTCTGTTAGTTCCGTTTGACTTAAAAGTCATCTGGGTATAGGCTTCACCAGCATTGTCAAGTGTAAGTTGATTGCCGTTTCCACCTTTTACTTCTAGTTTGTTAGAGGGCGAACTTGTACCAATACCCAACCCTGTTGAGGTGAATCGACCTATTTCGCCAACATCGGTATCAACAAAACGATAAGCGGTTTTGTATTCAACACCTGTATTACCAGAAGCCGCAAAGTGCTGTGCAAAAGTTGAATATTGTGTGCTTTCAGTTCGGTTATACGCAACTCCAGTAGCCGCAAGAACTTTAAATTCGTTTGTGCCATTGAAAGTAAGCGCAGACCCAGTAGCCAATGCACTAGAACTAGATGCGTAAACCACACCGCCTGATGTAAATGATGTTAGGTTTGTACCGCCATTTGCAGTAGGTAAAGTTCCTGTCACTCCAGTTGTCAGGGGTAGGCCAGTTGCATTGCTTAGCGTTACAGACGCGGGTGTATTTAAAATAGCACCAGTAGCTAGCGTTGCCAAACCAGTGACATTTATGCTGGTCACCGTGCCGCCAACAGTAGACGCAGTCTGCCAGGCTGAACCATTCCACACGCGCAGTTCATTAGCCACAGTATTAAAGTACTGGTCACCAGTGGTTAGCGCGTTGCCGTCGTTGTCAACGGTTGGGTTACTTGCTTTGGCACCCAGGTAGATGTCATCAAATGCGTCAAAGCTGGCAGCAGCGGCAGCAGCAGAAGCAGCGGCAGCGGTAGCAGAGCTGGCAGCGTTTGTCGCCTGCGTGGTGGCCGTGCCTGCACTGGTTGACGCATTGGTCGCCTGGGTGGTAGCAGTGCTTGCTGAGTTGGCGGCATTAGTCGCAGATGTGCTTGCATTGGATTCAGACGTGCTGGCTGCCGATGCTGAGCTGCTTGCGTTGCTGGCCGAGGTGCTGGCCGAGGTTGCGCTGTTGCTTGCATTTGTTGCACTTGTTGCAGCAGCTGTTGCGCTGGTGCCAGCGTTTGTAGCTGCTGTGCTAGCCGTACTGGCTGAACTCGATGCAGCGCTGGCAGAGTTTGCCGCGTTGGTGGCAGAGGTCGAAGCGTTGCTTGCTTGGGTCGACGCGGTGCTGGCAGAGCTGGCCGCATTGGTGGCCGATGTGGATGCATTGCTTGCAGATGTTGCGGCTGCCGATGCTGAAGCAGCAGCAGCTGTGGCCGACGTTCCAGCAGCAGCTGCGTCAACCAGCAAGGTGAACTTTGCCGCATCAGCGTTGGTGCCAATTGGCAATGAACCGCTTGATGTGTGCTGCGTAATAACTTGCCAGATGTTGCTGTTGGTTGTGTCCTTGATGATGTCTCGGACGTAATACAGCGTGCCGCTTGCCCAGTTGCCACGGTTAGATCCAATAAACTCTGTGGCTGCAGGGTTGCCAGTTGCATCAAACGACAGCACCTTGCTAGCTCGCACAGATGCACGGGGCAATGTCATGTTGATGGTGGTGGGGTCAGTCTGCGGTGCGCTTAGCGCACGCTGCAAACCCTCGGCATTCTGCTGCGCGAAGATGGTCTGCTGATCCATCTCATCGTTGACCGTGTTGGCAAAGAAGTCGCCACCAGTCACAAAGTCTGTAGTGCGCTGGATAGTGCGGTTGCCAACAATGGCGATCTGTGTCGCACCAGTGGGTGTGGCCACCAGGGTGATTGAGCCGGTGCCGTTTGCGGCAATGGTCACCGTGTAGTCGGTGGTCAGTGTCAACAGCGTGTCATCCCGGAAAACAGCGATGTCGGTGTTCGCCAGAATTTCAAAGGTGAACGCATACGGGCCAGTGCCACTGGCTGCGTATACAACTCGGCGGGTTACGTTTGAAATTGGAATCGGCATAACTCAATCCTTCCTAGTGGAAATTGTACGATTTTTTTAAGGTTTGTAATAGAGGCCATTGGCCTTGCGCAGCTCTTGCAGCTCAGCAATCCGCGCCTGCAATGCAGGGTCTTCTTGTTTGAGTTGGCCTTGAGCTGCTTGCATGTATTTGCTGTGAACCGACTGCACGGTTTTTTGCTGGTCATCCAATGACAGAAGGGTAAACCCTGGGGACATCATCACGTCCATGATGCCTTGTTTGGATGGCAGCTCTTTGCCGTAGATTGTCAGCAGGCGGTTGTACTGCTCAGCCGTCATTTCGACACCGTCAACCTTCTTGTCGGGCATGCCAACGGGTGAGCCAATGCGCACCAGGGCGTCGTCAACCAGGCTGAACTGAGCAGGGCTGACGCGGGTCGGCAGCACCAGCTCCATGGGGTTGCCACGCGATGTCAGCACCGGGTCACCCCAAAGGTTCAATGCCTCGGGCAGATCGGAGTTAAAGTAGGGCAGGCGTGATTTGTACTTGTTGAACGCCTCGACAAACCCGCGCACACCCATGGGTAGCTCGGGGTCGGCGCGTGTGTCCTTCCTGGTTGGATCTGACAGGCGCGATATACCAGCCACCAGTGAGCTGTAGACACCAGCAGGGGAGCCGCCAATGGCAAAACCACCGAACTGTTTGACCAGGCCATCGACAATTTTTTTGCCATCCACAGCGCCCTGCTGGTTGGTGCCGATCAGCTTGGCCACGTCAGCCACACCCTGCAGATAGGGCTGCTCTTTGATGTATTCGTACAGGCCATAGGTAGCGCCCAGGAATACTTCTTCTACTTTGCTGGCATCGGGTTCGTACTTGGCATACTCTGCGTAGTCGGCAGCAATGGCCATCAAAGCGGAGACTGGCTCCATGCCCTGGTAGCTGTAGTAAGTGTCGCCAACCTTGATAGAGTAGGGCATCCAGCCATCACGCATCAAAGCCTCACGGTCTGCTTGGCGCTCAGGGCCGCGACCAGTGATCTGGCCCTCTGCTGCCAAGGCTGCATAGGTGGCTACAAAGGCCGATCCCAGCGTAACTTTAGCCAAGGCCATGTCCCGGTAGATGCCGCCCTTGGCCACCTCTTCACGCCACTGTGATGACAGCGGGGCAAAGGGCGTGCGCTCAAGTACTTGCAAGCCGATGTTGGCTGGCGTCTTAAAAAACGGCACCACAATTTTTAATATTGGGTGATTGAACACTTCTTGCAAAGCTTTTAGCGCTGGTGGCAGCTCAGCAGTAAATGTGCCTTTTTGGGCAAACAGCATGGCCGCTTCGTCCAGATCTCGAGGTGGGTTCATAAACAAACCCTCAACTTCAAGGGATGCCTTAGCCATAGCATCTGTCTCAGACAAGCCAGACTCAACGCCTTCGCGATAGACAACCTTACCCCTGCGTGTAATCTGGGTGTTCAGCTCCATGCGGTACAGCACACCCTTGAAGAACTCATCTTCTGTTAGCAGCGCTCGGCCAGGAATGGTTACCGCTGTGCCGTAATAATCTATCGCTTTGGCAAACCACTTGTCTTGCTCAATGCCAAACGCGCCAGAGCTGATCGTGGGTTCATTACCGCCACGCTGCATTTCAATTTTGCTCATTAGATCACTGGGCGCGTTGTTCTTCCAGGCAGTACTTGCCAGCTCCATGCCTTCCATGACTCCATTGCGAAGCGACATCACCATAGTGAGGGCTTCATCCATACCAATCTTTTCGGCCTCAGAACCTGGCACTAATGCCCTAAAACTGCGCACGCCAGGTGGCAGCACGTTGCCGTACATGGCCGCCACCATACGCTCTGGTATTTGATAGGCACCAAACAGTGTATTGGACACAATGTTTTTGGCATGCGATACACCCGAAGACAACAGCCCGTTGATATAGGTGGTAAACCAGACATCCTTTAAGCCCGACATCATTGACTTTTCAATCATGGCATTCTGGGCAGCGCGAGACTCCAGCGACAAGTAGCTTTTGGCCATGTCTTGCAAGGCACCTTCACCACCATACTCATCCAAGACTTGACGAATGACCTGGGCGTTGCCGTCGCGGGGTATGCGAAACACTGCTAGAGATCGAGCTGTCTCGGTCTGAATACCCTTGACACCCTTTTGGATCAGGCCATGAAATGCCACTTGCTGACGCAGCATGAGCTTGTCAGCGTCGGTGGCCATGCCAGAGTTGACCAGCTTGAACAGCTTGTCTAGCTCCTTGGCGCTCGACTCCAGAACTTCCAAAGCTTTATAGGTCTCGACAGCGTTGGCCATCATTTTGCCGTCAGCGCCAATCAACCTAGTTAAAAACGATTCGCCAATGCCGGACTCCGCAGCCTTGGCTTTGATCTCATCAAACGTCACAGCCTTGGTTCTGATGTTCAGTGCATCGGCCACACCAGCCACTATGCCGGCAGCGTCCTCGGTCTGGTAGCGTGACAAGTTAAAAGGCTCATCAGGTGAACCACCGGGTTTACCCTGAGTAATCCCAAATGTTTGTCTGCGACTGACAGCTGCACCGACAGTGTCTGTCAGTGTTTGATCTGCTTCTGGGATGAGTTTGTAACGGCCAGCCTTTGACGCTTCTGGCAGCGTGCCTTCGGCTGCACGCGCAGCTTCTGGCACCAGGTTGCGCTCGGCCTTGGTGCCTTGGCGTGTAACCAGTTTGCGAATGGCTGCATCCATGGGGCCAGCAACCTGGATGCCTTCAGTCATGCTGGGTGTACCAGGCTTGTCAGCGGTAAGAATCTCGGTGTCCATTTGTGCCGGGTCGGCAGGCATGGGTTCCAGCTTGGTTGGATCGGCTGGTGCTGCAGCTGCTGCAGCGGCAGGCAAGATGCTGCTTAGGCGTTGATCAAGTGGTTGAATGGCCATCACTTAGCTCCAGACTGCGGAGCGCGACGGCCCCCGGTTACTTGTTTGCTTGTTCCTGAGTCTTCTTGACTGAGCCTGTCAGATATAAGCCCTCTAGACTTTGGCTTGACTTCCCGGCTTGTATTTGGTTGCGCAACATTTGCACCGCTGGGTGATTGCTGCCCAGGCGCTGTTCCCGTTCCTTCAACATTTCTTCCAAGGTAAGCATCGTAGTCACTCCTAAAATAGACTTTGGTGTCGTACCACAGCACTCTGGCATCTGATACGTTTCCATTATCAATTATATCTGTAACTACTTTATCAAACAACCTTTGTTTTTCAGCCATTATTGCGGCCCTGTTGCCCACGGTATACGCATCATCAAACTCAGGGATATATTGGAAACGCAAGCCATTTAGCCCAGCAGTCTCTGCACCACCAGACTTTGCCTGCACGTTGACGCGGTCGCCAAACCTCATGTCTGTCACATAGGTAAACCCATCAACGCCATATTCCCGCAGCTTGGCCGTAACTGCAGCCATTTCGGCTGGGGTAATTTTTTGCTTAAAGTAGATTTCAACGCCTGGTCTACTGTTGGGGCCGGTGCCGCTGTTCATAACCTTGGAAATAAACACAGCGTCTTGGTCGTAGGACTTGCCTTGCTCAACCAAGCGACGCTCAAGCGCAGCAGGGTTAAAGTCCTGCCTGGCCACAAACTCAGCATTTAAAGCTCGCTCAGTCTGGCCCATAAATGAGCCGTATGTGTTAGCCAGGTTGTATGTAACCACGCTCTTATCGTTGCGCACAACATCATCAAACTCCGCGGCCAACTCGGCTTGCGCGTAATTGCTCATGGGTTTACCAGGGCGCTCACCAGATACACCCAGGGCATACCGATCAACATTGGCCTTGGATGCCATCAGCTCTTTTCGCATGGCCTCTTTGTTTGCAAGATCCTGTTCCCGCAATGGACTGACTCGGTACTCATACGCTTGTTCGCCCATAACCGTTTCACCCTTTCGCCTGCCGGGCGGCTGGAATGATGCGTTGATACCTTTGCGTAATTCATTTACTCTTGACTGATCTGTGGCACCAGCAAGAGACATTTCATAATCAAGCGAGCCACCTTCACCGGCTTTGGTTGTCCAGTTGTTGTTTGTCCACTTTTCTTTTTCAATAAACCAGGCAACTGCTTGCAAATCATCTGGGCCAAGATCACCAATGTCTGGTGCAACATTTTTGATAATCCCGCTTTTGTTGATTTCGTCTGCTGCTTCTCGAAATACATCCTGGCCAAAACCAAACTCGCCACTAACTTTTGGATCAAACAAAGTTGAACCTTTAGTGTGAGCACCACCCACACCCTTTTCTGCTGGCGGTGGAATTCTTGGCAAGTCAGCTAATCTGCGCAGCATCCTAGCTGCCCAGACATCAATGGTTGCCTCATTAGTCAAGCCAATTAAATTGCCAGTAAAGTTAGGTGTCTTAGGTGAATCCCCAGCCTTAATTGAGCGGAACATGTCAAGCAAAGCGCCCATGGTTGCCGGACTGTTTGTATTAAAAAGTTTGCCGGCATCACTCTTGATCAATTCAAAATCACCAGCTTTATCTAAAGCTGTCAAAGTTTCGGGATCTACTGGCTGACCTTTGGCAATCCTTTGCTCAAGGGCTGCTAGCGTTTGATCGTAATCACCCCGGCTAAATTTAGTAAGAACTGTTACAGCGTTTTTAAAGTTTTGGCGAACGTCTGTTTGTGCTGAGGTTGTACCCAAGACATCCGCAAACACATCACCAATGCCGCCAAACTCAGAGCGCAATCTGTCGCGCATAGTTCTGTACCAGCTGGCTTCTGCCAAGATATCCAGCGCAGCTTTATCTCCGGCACCAGCACGGTCAACAACGGTCTGCACTTCATCTAAAACACGCGACGACATTGTGGCTTGCCATGCTTCAACTGGCACATCTGCTGGCGGTATATGAAAGTCATACGGTATTGCTTTTGGTTCGACTTCGACTTTTATGTATTTGCCTGCTTTGTCAAATTTTGGCTGTACTTTGTTAATTTCAATTGGGGCCCATCCATCAGCCTCTAGATAGTTTGATTTAAGGTTTGTTGCCACATCAGTGGCTTCTTGCTTAACACCTTGCTTGCGGCCAGCACCGCTGCTGATAATTGCTTTTTCTTGTCGGTTTAACGCTGGGGCTTGCATGCTGCCTGGGCCAGACTCAACAATGCCCAAGCCTCGGGCAGGCATGCCGCTTCTTTCTAGCGCGTTGATAGTCATCTCGGCTGCTTTTGGAATTAGTGGTTTGGCAGCTTTGACCGTGCTGGCCACACCTGGAATCAGTCCTAGCACAGCGCCACCAGTTTGCATGGCTGCTGTGCCGTAGTTGCCTTGCTGTGCAGATGTGATTGCATCCTCTCCCATGCGCACAGATTCCTGTGTTTGCAAACCAGTGCCTAAAAAGGGCACAACGTCTGCAAAACCGAGGTTCAATGGTAGGTTGCTACTAGGGCCGCCTAAAAGGGTTTGCGCGTTCTGACGGGCTTTAAAGCGATCCACGCCCATGCCTTCAAACCCAGCCTGTAAAAAGCTGGCCAAGCGCTCGCGCACCGTAGGGTCGTACTCTTTCATAGTGTCAGGTGAGCGGCCACTGTACGCACTTTCCGGCAAACCCCTAGATCCAACCTCGGCCACCAGGATGTCGCCAGGTCGTTGACCAGGAGCCATTGGTCTGTCAGTCTGTGCTGCCGTATTAGGCTCCATCGGCTCTGTTGGAAACTGTACTGCTGTCAGAGCTGACAGATATTTGTTTTCAATTGCATTGAAGGCCATTACAGATTCCCTTCTGCCTGATCAAGCAGACGCTTAATTTGTGTGATTTCTTGTGGCTTGAGCTTTTTGCTCTGCTCTAAAGCAGGCAAAGTCTCGCGTGTAATTGGGCCGCCAGCCTTCTTTTCCCAGACTGTCTCCAGCGTTTTTTTTGCAGCCTTGGCCTGCTCAGTATTGCGGCTTGTCTCCACCTCTTTTGATATCTGGTCAAGGATTGCCTTGGGCTGCAAGAACTTGCCTTCGGCTGTGGCCTGCGATTGAATTGCCTGGGCCTTTGACTTAAGCTGCTGCAAGCGCTGAAACTCTTGGCCTTTGGGATCAATGATGGTCACTGCACCTGGCGTGGTGGGAATGCCAGCCAATCTGGCCAATCCAGTGTTTAGCTCTTGCCCGTCGCGTCGATCTTCACCCATAAAGAACTTGAGCGCTCCGACCTTTTGCTTGGCGTTTAATGTATTGTTACCCATGATCTGCTCTGGGCTGGTCACAGTGCCATTAAAGATGCCGTTCAAAATATTGAACTCAGCTAGCGGGTTACCTTCTTTGCTTGGCTCAAGCAAATCTTTAATGACACCCAACGGCACAGCATCTGGTGCTTTTCTTGCAAGCGTTGCGATCTCGTTGGCAAACTGCCTGCGCGCTGCGCTGCCTTCTGGCGCTGCAATGGCCTTCTCATACAACGGCACAAACTCGGCCACAGCTGCACGCTTGTCAGCTGCGAGCTTCTGATTGAGAGCTGTGTTGCGTGCGTTGACGGCCACCATGTAGTTGGCTGAAACCTTTTCGATTGAACCGTAGTCAGTCATCAGCATGCCCTTGACCAGGTCTGACATCCTGCCGACGTTACCAACCTGGATGTTTTTGAGCGTTGCCTCTGGGTCTGCCATCGAGGCATCATCAGTCAGCAAAAACTTGGTCACAGCATTGACCTTGGCATTCTTGAGCGCTGCTTCAAACTTGTCACTATAGCTTTTTTGCACCGTGACATCGCCAAGCAGCAGAGCGCTGGTTGTGATCGATTGGCGATAAACGTCTGCGAGCTCATCGATGCTGCGCTTTTGCTGGGTCTTGGGATCAACCCAAAAGCCCTGCGATACGGTTGATTCAAGCAAGCGTGTGACATTGTCAAAGTCAGCGTCGAACCTAGCCAGGCGCTGGGCTTTCTCGCGCTTCATCTCAAACTCGGCAGCTTTGGCCAACACGGTGTTGCCCATGGTGGCGCTGGTGGCGCGGAACTTGAGCGAGGCTTCTGGATCGACTTGTGCCAAGCTGCGGCTAAAGCCATCCATCATGGTGGACAGCCTGTTTTGAACCTGCTCGGTGGTGGCTTTGCCCATTTCAACGGCAGTCAGCATGCCGGTCATTTGGCTGCGTGCTTCCATCTCAAACGTGCTAGACAGCTCAAATGATCTGGCTTTGCGCACCGCCTGGTCAAAAATGTTCAGAGCGCCACCAGACTTCATTGCGCCCAGGTCGCCCATCTTTGCCGCCTGCAGCTGCTCATCTGTCAGCGGATTGTCAGCAGCGTACTGCAACCCAGCCTCGGTGGCCGCCGTCTTGGCAATGCCAAACAGCTGGTTGCTCAAGCGATCCAATGTCTGCGAGACAGTGTTCTGGTACTGAGCGCCAGCCTTCAAGCCGACGTAGTCAACCTGCGGTGCATTGACCGTTGGCAGCACTGCGCCAGGAATGCCAGCCGCTTCAACACGGCCTGATTGGAGAAGTGGAAGGTCTGCCATAGTTTAGCCAGGAGTAAATGGATTGCGAACAGTCTGAGCGAAGTTCAGACCACCTTGCAGCAATGTGGCGCCAGAAAGCAAACCGCCACTGTCCACAGCAAATTGACCGGCCAAACGCATCTGGCTGGCTTGCGCTTCGGCTGCGCTCATGGTCAGTTCAGCTTGTTCTTTGGATGCCAAGATCATTGCGCCTGCGTCCTCAAAGCCCAAGATGCGAGCAGTCAAAGCATTAAGGTTTGACATACCAACGTCGCGGTAGGTTGCGCCCACGTTGGCTGCTTGGACTGCGGCAGCTGATCCTTCGTTGTACACAATGCCATTGGCTGCAGCACGGGCACGCACGGCAGAGTTAGAGCGCTCCATGCCCCGCAACAGTGTGTTGCCTTGAATTGTGTAGTTCAGCGCCTGGCGCTCAGCTGACAACAGCTTGCGTCCAGCTTGGATGGCTGCATACTTCTGGTCTTGGTCGGTGCGAATCTGCGCCAGGCGCAGTGTATCCAACGCCTGCACTTCGTACAGACCTTGCTGATAGATGGCTGCAGTTTTTTGGGCGCCCGCGCTGGTGATGGCCGAAGCCAATTGCAAATAGGGAGCGGCAGAATTTAGGCCGGTTTGTAGAGCATTGAATGCGGGGCCAAGATAACTGCCAGCCGTGCTTGCCACGTTGCCTGCAGCCGTGATGAATTTGCTGCCCGCGTTGATGATGTTGGCCCAGTCAAAGCCGCTCGATGTGTCTAGGCCAGAAAAGATGCTGTAGTCGAAGCTGCCGATCTTGTAGGCGCTTGGGTCAGTGAATGCGTAGGCAGACGCATCAATGCCAGACAGCGAGGCAGTCGATCCGAATCCGCTGTTCAAGTCATAGGTAATGTTGCTGGCGTTAAAGCCCAGGCCAGACGGCGCAGAGAAGCCACCGCTCAGACTGTAGTCAACTCCAGAGAAATTGAGTCCCTCAAACATTATGTTCCTCCAGTCACCGCGATCTTGTACTCAAGACCAAGCAGGGTCATTTTGAGTGGCAAGCTCTGTGATATTTCAACGCTTGCCTCGCGGCTGTAGCCAAGCACGCCATTGACGCGCTTGCTGCCAGTGAATGTTGGTTCCGGCAAGTTCAACAATGGATTGTCAAATGTGCGGAATGGCACAGGGTTCTGGTTGAGCGCCAGGTGCTGAGTGGTGTCCACCAGCGCATTGATCTCAACAATTCGCTTTTTAAACCCGATGCGCGTGCCGGTTTGCAACTTAACTTCAACAGGCATGGTTTTAGCGTACACAGTAAACGGCAAGCCAACTTCGTAGCTGGATGTGCTGGCGCGATCAAACGTGACAGAGCCACCGCCGCTCACAGTTTCATTGCCCTGCGGCACCCCATCACAAATGACATTGAGTGACTTGCCAATGTGTGGCAGGCTGCTGGCGCTAGCAGCTGCACCACCAACAAACGCGCAATCAGTGAACCGATCGAAGCTGAACAGCTCAACGAAGTATTTGTCAGTGCTGCTGAATGTGCGCTTGACCACCGCATAAATGTCGGTCACGTCAACGCTGACATCTTTGAACAATCCATCACTAATGAATTCGGACGGCGCCGTGATCTGCTGCGAACGCATGATGCTGAACGCAGCCATTGTGCCGTCGGTATCATTGACCATCAGGAGCAGATCGCCCTCGTCTGTGCTGGTCGCACGGCGCAAGGCCATCCTGGTCGGTGCTTTGAGCAAGTGACCAGACAGCAATGAGATACGCTGCGTCACATACGTCAGCTGCGTGTCAGAGAACAGGAACTCATTAATCGACTTGCCCTGGCGCTGAATGTAGACCGTGCCAGACTCAAGCGACTGCACGCGGGTTCCAGTCTTGGTTCCGTTGCGGCTCACGCCCTTGAATGTTAGCGTCAGCGGTGTGATCGGTTCTGTGCCAGCCTGCGGCACATAGAACTCAGCGCCGGTGGTGAACACTTGCAGGTCACGGCCAGAGATCATGTCAACAATTACGTTGAGTGAACTGGTGTCCAGAGTCGCCTCAACAGCATCGTCATCAAATGCCTCGGTTGGCAAAAACGCATCAAAGATGCCGATCTTGCTGCCCCAGATAGTGCTGGGCCTAGACTTGCTGCCGCCAAAGTACAGGCGGCCTTCGTGGAATGTCACTGTGCGCGGCCAGCCTTTCGTGCTTGACCATGCATCCTCGTATCCATGTTCAATTTCCCAGCGCCCCGCGTTAATTGCTGCGGCGCTGAAGAACGGGTACTCGGTCACGGCCTCAACCACCGTGGCAGACACATACCGCACAATGCGGGCGCGACCTTGGGGTTGCGCGTTGATGTACTGGTTGACCGATTCAGTTGTGAAGCTGGTGATGCTGTATGTGCTGGTGTTGTTGGGCGTTGTCGTCCAGGCCCTGTCAACGGTGGCCACCTTGGTCGAGCCAACATAGTCCTCAATGATTCGAATCTGACCACTGCCGGTGCCACCAGTGATTGTGATATATAAACCGTTGTAGTAATCGTCCGTGGAGCTGGATGACGATTTGAGGGTAATGGTGGTGCTAGCTCCAGCTTGGGCTGTACCAGTGTCGTGTTTTGAACTGGTGGTAGTCAGCGTGATATTCCCGCTGACAGCTGACGGGGTCAGCGTTTCCGAGTTGTTGGTGTGCGAATCTAAATTAAAAGCGTACTTAGGGACGTTGTCAAATGTAACTGTGCTAATTGTCCAGCTCGAATCAGAACCGCCGCGCACCAGCTTGGCAGGCTCCAGGTCTGGGTGAACGATAAACATGGTGTCAGCCGACTGCGTCCAATTGAGCTGGTTGAGCATCGCGCTGGTAATGCTAGTCGTTAGATATGGGTTGGCGCCACCGTTAATGGCTGTAATTTGCACGCCGTCTTTAAACACATACATGCGCTGATCGACAAAGCAAAGCATGTAGCTGTCGTCAACGCTGAATTCAAATGGCACCAGGCGCACGCCGTTGGCTGCAGAATTTGGCAGCTCAGCAATGTGCTTCAGACCAGGACGGCGACGAATGCCACCTTGTGGCTGCACTAGAACATTGGTGGCCTTGGCCAGCGCGTTGTTGTACTGAGCCAGATCAATGCGCGAGCGCAGCAGCGGATCAAGCTCGCCCGTGCTGAAGTTGGTTTGAATGTCAACAAAGCGCGGCATCAGTTTCTCACAGCAATCAGGCTGAAGTCTTCAATGACGCGGGTTGGTGTGCCCTGGCCATCGATGTTCATCGCAGTGCGCATGTAGCCACCACGGCCATTTTCAGCAGGGCCACCAACAGCAACGCCTTGCCAGTATTGGGCACGGTCGCTTTGTTCTGTGATCGGCATGGCCAAGTGCCAGGACATCATGTACTTGAGCAGCTGCACAAAGTATTGCGGCATTGCAAACTCGCCCAGGCTGTACTGGTAGTCCAAGTAAACAGCCGGCAGGTTGGTCAGCAGCTTGTCGCCCTGAATTTCCCAGTCTTTGTTTGGGTAGGCGTTTTGCGCTGCTGTTGCATAAGCAGCTCGCACGGTGCCAAGCCGATCACCTGGCAGCTGGTATTCGTAGCGCCAGACAGAATTTGGGGTGGTGATCAGCTGAGCCAGCTGAACTTTCTTTGTGTTAAATGTCCACGGGTAAGTGGTCAACACCGAGTCGCGGATGTCGGGGTATAGGCGGTCACAAACGCTGGCCGCATCGGTGCCATCATTAAATGACGTGATTGCTTTTGCACCCAGCATCAGCAGGGCATCAGAGCAGATTGAAACG